ATGTGACACATCATACTCATTCTGTGAAGCGTAGGTTGACGGTTAAACAAGATGCCGTCGCCGTCCATCATGTGACGGTGCACCACGTCGCCATTCTCAAGCACAATGGTGCTTCGGTCCATATACCTGAGCGAAATATCGCCACCCGTCTTCTTTTCCAGAATGTTTGCGCCGGGATAAATGTCGGGACCGTTTCGAACCAGCTGCTGCAAAAAGTCGCGATTCCGATTATTTACAACGACCGGTTTTGTAATATTCATCGCAATTTTTTTAGGCACACCAAGTTCACGAATCGACAAATTTGGGTCAGGCGTAATAACAGACCTGGCAGAAAAGTCCACACGCTTTCCCATGAGATTTCCTCTGACGCGTCCCATTTTTCCATTCAAGCGCTCTTTAATTGATTTTAAAGGACGACCGGAGCGCTGTGCTACGGGAGCACACGATGGAATATTGTTATCCACTTGTGTGGCAATGTAGTATTGTAGTAAACTCTGCCAGTCGTCAATAATCGTGGAATTCACCGACGGTTCATTCATTTTCTCGAGCAGCGTTTTGTTTGCCTTGATGATGTTCACAATGGTGTGGCTGATGTCGTCTTCACTGCGCTGATTCCCGTCCATTTTAATAGAAGGGCGAACAGCCGGCGGAGGAATTGCGAGCACCTGGCAAATAAACCAATCCGGTCTTGAAAATTTCGGACTGAATCCCATGAATGCGACATCTTCGTCTGATATTCTTTTAAATATTTTTAGAACGACCTCGGGGGTCATTTTCATATTCAGTTTTTCTTTACCACCAGATTCTTTACCACCAGATTCTTTACCACCGGATTCACCAGTGGTACCTTCATCGGCTTCGCCGTCCCATTCCGCATAAAGCGTGGCCAAATTTTCTTTTTTGATTTTTTTGGGGACAAGACAACCGCAACCATCCTGTGTGTCGTCGCCGCACCGCTTGACTTTGGTTGCCAGGTGATGAACGTGACTCCATCTCTCGTCCGGTTTCATACCCACGCATTCTTTATTTGCTTCTTTGCTAATCAACAGTTTGCTGCATTTGATGCAAACACATTTCAGAATTTTCATAATTGAAGGAAGATACTGATAATAAAACACGGGTTTTGCCAATTCAATGTGTCCGAAATAACCGGGAGTTTTGATGTAGTCCAGACCGTCTGTCGGACACTTGAGACCGGGTTCAAGCACGCCTAACCGCGGATCAAACATGCCACCAATCACCGGAATGTTATTCGAATACGTGTCTCGACTCGTTATTTCTGCAACTGAACATTTTCTTATTTCTTCGGGAGACAAGACGCTAAACTGAATACCTACAATCTTTGATGCAGCTTTCTTCGTCCAATTCGGTTGTTGGTTTGACATTATAGCAAGCAAGCAGAGCTAACTATTATTTATTATATTTATATATCTATATTGTTTTATTTCAATTTTATTAATAATACTTTTTTATAAAATTGAAATAAAGAATGAAATAAAGAATGAAATAAAGAATGAAATAAAGAATGAAATAAAGAATGAAATAAAGAATGAAATAAAGAATGAAAAAAAGAATGAATTCTTATTTTTTTCATTTTTCATTTTATTTCAATTTTATTGGGAATTATATTATTTATAAAATTGAAAAAAAACACGTATGTATATAAATGTAGTATAGAGACGACGATCGAAAGAGACGCAATGCCACAGAATCAACATAATAAAAATCTAAAATTAACTGGAATTTCATCCTCGAAAAAGGCAACGAATGAAAAGCCACCTCTTCAATACAGGCGTTCAAGAAATGATGATGGAAGTATCGATGGCAGTGAAGATGGAAGTGATGTGGAAGAATTTGACAAGGTAGAGTATGCTAAACTTCTCGCGGAACTGTTTCCTTCGAAATACTCTGCAATCAAGGTGAAAACATTACAACAACAAAGTCAAGGTAAGTCGAAAAAAAATAAACAAATTGTTGATTCGTCATCGGAAGAAGAAGAAGAAGAAGAAGAAGAGGAAAATCAGCATCCAAGAAGGAGCGCGCGATTGCAAAAGCAGCAACAGAAACCAGAAAGGCAAGAAAGTAAAAGCGTTGAAAAGAAAGAAAAGAAAGAAAAGAAAGAAAAAGATGAATTGTTCCATCAGATCAAAAAACAAAAATACAATGAAGATGGCGAATTGCAAGAAGAAGAACAACAAACTGGAAATTACAATATCGTAATTAATGTTCAGGAGCCAAAACTTTATGATTTATCAGATGAGTATGATGATGGTGATTCAGTAATGAACGATTCGGTTTTCGATGACGAATCCATTTCATCTGATCAAGGGGAATCGAGTGGTAGCGATGAGACATACACGGAGAATGATGATGATGAAAGTGAAGGGACTGGAACTGAAAGAAGTTATGAAGAAGAAGAAGACAATGAAGGCGACGATGAAGAAGAAGTTACCACTCGTGGTTTTCGAAAGAATTCTTCATCTTCTTCAAATGCACAAGTGGCAGAAAAAATGACAGAAAAAACGACAGAAAAAACGACAGACAATAATATTAGTTTTACAATCAACGGAAAGTCGATATTCGGCAGCAAAGATGGTGAAAAAAAAGACAACGACAGAGTTATTTCCAGCAGTAAAAATGATGGCAATCATGATAAGAAGCATGATACTGGTCGCATCGATGATGGCGACGATGACGATTTTGGAAGTGATGACGAAGCAACGATTCAAACCATCAAAGCGCAAATGGAAGCAATTCTTGCAACAGACAAGAGCAACAAAATCGCGAGAAAAACATTGGAACAAATGATTGAAAAGGAGGAGAAAATCAAAATGCTGCGAAAGAAGAAGAGTGTGAAACAGATTAGAAGCAACACAAGAAAATTTGGACGTTTGCTCCAAAAGAAGAACTCGGCAAATGATCTCAAGTATTTCAAAAAGTATTTGACACCTGAGGAGCAGGCAGGCGTGTTGAAGGAACTAGGAGAGCTCAATAAAATCATGTTGGTGGACAAACCGTATCGCTTGACACTACTGGAAACCAAAATTCCACAGCAATACAAGGCAATTGCTTTGAAGCGCATTCAAAACTTGCGATACATGGACACGTGTTCCGGCGAATACTTCAAGGTGAAAAATTGGGTTGATACATTCATGACAATTCCGTTTGGAGTGCACAAGACGCTGCCAATTACGATGGACGTTGGTGTAGAACAGTGTCACACTTTCATGGAAGCAGCAAAAGATACTCTGGATTCGGCAGTGTACGGGCTCAATGATGCTAAAATGCAGATTATGCAAATGGTGGGTCAGTGGATTTCAAACCCGTTGGCACTTGGTTCGGCGATTGCAATCAAGGGTCCTCCAGGAACCGGCAAAACCACACTGGTAAAGGAAGGAATTAGCAAGATTTTGGGACGAGATTTTGCATTTATTGCACTGGGTGGTGCGACAGACAGCAGCTTTATGGAAGGACACTCGTATACATATGAAGGCAGCACGTGGGGTAAAATCGTGGACATTCTGATTCGCTGCAAGTCGATGAATCCAGTGATCTTCTTTGACGAATTGGACAAGCTCAGCGAGACACCCAAGGGTGAAGAAATCACGGGAATCTTAACGCATTTGACGGATACGTCTCAAAACAGTCAATTTCATGACAAGTATTTTTCGGAAATCGCGTTTGATTTGAGTAAGTGTCTGTTCATTTTCAGCTACAACGATGAGTCAAAGGTGAATCCAATTCTTCTCGACAGAATGTATCGCATTCACACCAATGGGTATGGAAAAAAGGACAAGACGCACATTGCGCAAAAGTATTTGATTCCGAAGATTCAGTCCGAGGTGGCATTCAAGCCGGAGCAAATTATTATCCCCGACGAGACCATTGAATACATTGTGGAACACCACACGAACAAGGAAGACGGTGTGCGCAACTTGAAGCGCTGCTTGGAAATTATCTTTACCAAGTTGAACTTGTACCGATTGATGAAACCGGGAAGCAAGTTGTTTGACAAGGATTCCAGTTCAATTGAGGTCGTATTTCCATTCACGGTCACCAGTAGTGTTGTCGACATTATGATTAAAAAGGCGGAAACGAACAGCCCGCCCATGTTCATGTACACATAAATACGTAAATTCTAACCACTATACTTTATTACTAGATTAATGATATATATTTAATGATAATGACTCCTTTGTGAGCGTTTTTTGTTACTTTTTTTATTGCGTTTTTTTATTTTATGTATTGTTTTTTTTCCGCCACCAAAACTAGATGTTACTGTCAATGTCGAAACATCAGAATCTTTTTTTAAAAACTGTTCAGCTTTCCTTTGTCTTGCCAGATTTAAAAACTCTACAAACTGTCTTGTTGTTGGAAAGCCACCAATACTTTCTACACATCGGTCTAATATATCAGATGATAGATACGCTTGCACTGGATCTGCATTTCCAACGACATTGCACTTCAATTGTAGCTCATCATCAAGTTCATTAGGAACGTGCGATCCTATGAAGGAATTTCCTATGCCGCGAACATTTTTCAATTCAACAAATCTGTTAACAAGCAACCCGTCTCCGTGTGTTAAAAATAAGTCCATTTGCATTTGGTCTCCGTAATCCGTCAAATGAATAAACGTCAAAACATTCAATAATGTTTCCAAACTCATAGTAGCTGGATTACCGAATGTTGCCACAATTGCTGCTTTTGCTGCCTCTGCCGCTGTCATTGGTACCGTTCTACCGAATCCATCGATTCTCATTGGCTGAGTAGAACCACTTGATGTTGCTGCTGGAGGAGACATACGTTGTGACATTATGTTTATTCTGTCTTTTTTTATTATTTCTTCATTAATCAAGATATCCGCCCATAGTTTTAATACTCGTGAAAGGTAATAATTTATACGCATTTTAGAGTTAGTCCAAATTGCATGGTTGATGTTGAGACCACTTAAAAATACTCTTAAAGGTCTTGGTGGTATAACTAATGAATTCATAAAATCAATACAGGGTTGTGCGCCACTAACCTCGCCTCCTAATCCATTATGCGTCATTTCATGTGCGCATAAGCCATCTTTAACACTTACAAATGTTTCTATAAACTCCACACACAATCTAAAATTATCCAATATGTTCCGAACGTCTTGTGATGTTTTACTATATCTTTCCATTTTATCTACAATTATTTCCAATATCGCAATTGCTAACGGTTTAAGACCGGGTCGGGTATAATGCTGCTGAACTCTCAAAATGCCACCAAATTGTCGATGAAACTGGAACGTTGCAAATGCACGAATAATTGAGCGTCGTATGCTCGAAACATCAGTAAACGTTTCTGAATGTTCTTCTACAAATTTCACCAAACCATTTTCTAATAGCGTTTCTTTATCCATAATAAAATTATATTATATAATATAATAATTAATTTTATTATATTATAATAATTATCATTATTAAAAAATATTATTTCCTAACAATCATAAGTGCAGCTCTCGCTATAAGCGATTCCCCACTTGATCGATTTCGCATTATTAATCACTTGCGCCCCATTCGGATTCGGACTGGTTCGCAAAACGGATTTCCCTTTCAAACGAGCTAAATAGCGATCATAGGAACCGTGTTTCATATCGACACCTTTTCCTTGTGCAGACATGCTTCCCGGGCGGAGTCGCGTCAAAGATGAGCGCGTCGAGTTACCGTGTGACGGAACATTAGACCGCGTTACACCGGGAACGGCTCTGTCGCTCATTTGGTTCCAATTTACAAATGCGAATTGACTTTGTGGGGGCGCATACACATTCAGTGCGGATTTATTCATCGTGTATTCAGACGACGGCACTCGCACCGTGTTTTCAATTCGTTGTACATTGTATTTATCGTTTTGGTTGCTAAATTGTGGTCCGGTATATGTTGAATAACTCAAAGCTGTTCCGCATGCTCTGCATCCAACGGGTTTTGTTGTCGACATGTATGTAATTTATTTTTATTATAATGTATAATAATATGTATAATAAATTAAATTATAATTATTTGATTTTAATTTAATTTATTTAATCATTTTTTAATCATAATAATTATAATTCAAATCTCTCTAAAGAAACATCTATAAATCTATAAAAGTAATTTTATTTTAAAACTCGGTGGGTCCAAGCGTTCGATTTCCGCCCCGCTGGTTAATGTAGTTGACTTGATCTTGGCTCAAACATGCGCACCCCATGCTGTTGGAATACGTGGACGGGCAGCATTCCGGCTTGAATTTATTATCGGTAAAAAAGAAGAGTTCGCCTTCAGGCAAAGGCACCGGAGTTCCGACATTGTCCTTATATGTGTTCAGTCGATTCTTGTTACCCATTCCGGATGCATACCGTTTGGCAGTTTGAACCCAACCCATCGTATACGAGTCGTCAATATTCAGTTCGTTATTGCTTAAATTGACGAATCCTTCCTTTTTGTCAACTGGGTTTTTGCCATTGGCTTTTTTATTATGCATATCTTTTGTAGTCATACCTTCTAAAACGCTGTATTGAAAACAGTCACAAAACATGAATAATCCTGCAATCATGCCAATAATAATGCAAGCAACTACAACTTCGAGTCGCGCTTCATATCCAAAAAGTTTAAGTTCCATTTATATAATAAAAATATAGAATATTTAATTATTTATACATTTAGAAAAGATAAAAATAATTAAAAATATTCAATTGCATTCGAATTCGAATAGTTTCTTCTAATTTTTTATTTATATATTTTTCCTAAATAAAAAATGATTCAATTTCATAAAAGGTATAATAAAAGGCATAAAAGTGCATAATAAAAGTCATAAAACTGCATAAAATGAAATATTCATTCCTTTATCCCCCCGGAACACCGGGAATGCCTCTCGATGCGTGCACATTCAAAATGTTATTCGAGAACCCAATCAAATAACCCATCGGAATGGAAATTGCAAGAAAAAATACAATTCCGGCTACTGCTAAAATATCTCCGACAATCGGTATAAAAAATAACAGTATAATTGCCGCCGCCATGGCAATCAAAATAATAATTATAATTTCAAGAATGGACCCAATCAAGCTTTTAATGGACAAGTACACACCGAACAAAGTGTACATGACGGCAGTAACTACACCATTCGATTTTCCAAGCATGGATTTTGCTGTAATCACGGTTTCCATAATCGGCGTCATAATATTAAGTATGCGACTCATGATGTCAGACGTAATGTCAGCAACCGAATTTCGTATTTTATCTACTAGCTGGCGCATATCATTCATAATACTCATAATTTCGCCAACGGTTGCAGTCACAATACTTATCGTGTAATGAATGGGTATAAGAGCAATATCGCTAATATCGGTTAGAATGTTCTGGGTGCATTCTGCGAAATTTTTTTCGGTATATTCCATTTTCGACATGTTGGCGGGCGCATTAATCATTCCGGCAAACGGCATAATGTTCGGTTTACATTTTTGATTGTTCCAATCTCCTCGTATTTGTTCCATATTTATTTTAATATGAATGTACGTAATAACAAGTATGAATGAAAAACATATAATGATTGCGAAAAAAACATACTCGCCGTATCGTTCTAAATATGTTTGATTTTCATAAATGTCCGATATTTTATCAATCATATTGGACGGAAATGGATTACTCATAATAATTGAATTGATTTTTAATTGATTTTTAATTGTTTTTTAATTGTTTTTAATGATTTAAACCTTTTGTTTAGTTTTGAGAAAATAGATGACTAATATTAGTAAATATTAAAATACATGGAATATAATTTTTTTAACTATATAAAATATATTGTATATTTTATATAGTTAAGATAAAAATGACTATTGATACTCTTCCAATTATTCCTGTTATTAAAAGTCATAATGGAATTCTTAAAACAACTTTGGTGGCTACAGATAAACCAACATACGTTGATAATAAACTTATTCATGGTTTATGGACTTATAACGGGTTTTTTAGCGGTCCGTGTCTTCAGGTGAAACCAGGCGACCGTGTTGATATTACTATAAAGAATAATATTACTGTTCCAATTAATACTCATTTTCATGGTATGTGGATGAGTCCTTTAGGTAAAGCCGATAATGTATTCATTGAAGCACAACCTGGTAAGTCACTTCGTTCACAATTCACAGTTGAAAAAAAACATACGAGAGGATTGAATTGGTTTCATCCGCATGTCCATGGTTATTCAGATGAGATGCTTTGGCGAGGACTATCTGGCACTTTCATCGTTGATGGCGGCGTTTCTGAATTATCAAAGTATCGTAACTGTCGTAACCGTATTCTTGTACTTAAAGGAATTGAATTGGATCCTAATACGAGAATTCCAACAATGATTTCAGCGAATAATATGACTTCTAAAAATGTAAAATTTACCGTAAATGGTGTATTTAATCCAACAATGGTGATGTGTCCGAGAGAAACACAAGTGTGGTCTATAGCCAACACATCAAATGAAGGTTTTTTTAAAATTGCAATGGACAACCACTCAATGACTGTTCTAGCAGAAGACGGTAACCCATCATTTATTACAAGAAAAGTTAAAGAATACTTATTATCACCTGGAAATAGAGTAGAACTAGCCATTACTGCATCCAAAAAGTCGGGTAAATATATATTTAGAACATTAGGTTTTAATAATTACAATAATGGTATTGATAAATTTGAGTGGACACCACAAACCCTTGCTACTATTTACGTAAAAGGAACACCTTCTATTCCGGTTTCTGCACCGAAAAAAATTATGCCAATTGTTCCTTGGCTTTCCAAAAAACCGGTTAAGCGTCGCGTAATTACTTTTTCAGAATCATTTAATGCTGATACCGGGACCGGGCCATTATTCTATATAAATAACAAGTCGTATGATCATACGGATATGCATACATCATTCAATGTAACTGTAAACACGGTGGAAGAGTGGATTGTTCGATCAGATCCGTCACTAAAGCAAGGAGGTCGTATTTCAGGTCATCCATTCCATGTGCATGTTGCTAATTTCGCAGTTGTTGGGCGCGGATCTTGGAATGTTAAAACCGGTAAAGCGACATCATATGAATCTCTCAAGCCATATGGTTTACAGGATACTATTCTGGTCCCAGCTTTTGAATACGTTGTTTTGCGTATGAAGTTTGAAAAATTCACCGGAAAGACCGTATTTCATTGTCATATTCTTTTTCATCAAGATAACGGCATGATGGGCGTTTTTAATATTGTAAATGATGATCCAGAAATGTCTCAAAATAATCACAATAATGATAATCATAATAATCATAATCATAATAATCATAATCATAATAATCATAACAAAAATAATATGAAGACATTAAAATAAATAAATATAAAATATGATTCTATTGAGCTTTGATGTGGGAATAAAAAATCTTGCGTATTGTCTTCTATCAATTAATGAAATCAAAGACACGAATGAAGACAACAGTAAACATTTTATAGAAATAGTAAAATGGAATATAATCGACTTGTCTTGTGATAAAGAAGCGGGAATAGAAACAGTAGAAAAGATTCTAAAACAATGTTGCAAATGCAAAAAGTCGGCAACGTATTGCACGCATTCGAATACAATGTTACCAGAAGATGTAGTGAAGTTCTGCAAAAAACATGCAGAAGAAGCGCAACTACCAATGCATCCGAAACTTTTGAAATCCAATTCGAAGAACGGGCACACGCCGTACATTGTTCCACTCTCCATCATAAATAAAAAGGTGTCGTGTAATAAAATTAATATTGTAGATCTCGGTAAAAATATAAAACGTCATTTGGATGTCATTTTCGCAGAACACATGGATAAAATTGACGCGATTCTCATTGAAAATCAAATTGGAAATTTGGCGGGAAGGATGAATGTGCTACAAGGAATGATTTCGCAGTATTTTATTATGCGAAATATAACGAATATTGAATTTATATCGGCAACAAACAAATTGAAATTATTTAAAACAGTTATAAATAAAAAAACTGAAGATGCAAATGGCGGTAACTTGGATAATGTTTTAGAAAGTGAAAAAAAGTTGTATAAAATGAGAAAGGATGCGGGAAAAATGGTGTGCAGGTCTCTCTTGTCGTTTTATCCAAAGTTGAATGTTTGGATAGCAACATACGATAAACATAAAAAGAACGATGACTTGGCGGATTGTTTTCTTCAAGGATACTATTATGCGCACCTGCATTTTAATGAAACAAATAAATCCGCATTCGAACTGGATACCTTTTTATCAAGCTTTCACCAAGGTATCTAACTAAAATAAATTGGATTCATAGTTGCATAATTAGAGAGATTGAGAGAATAAAAATAAATAAAATAAAAGAAAAAGAACGAAACAATAATATAATTATTATGCGTATGACTTAAAAATAAAAGTTGTAAGTTACATATTAATAAATAAAAGTAAAATTATGGAACCGGAAGTTATTGATTTAGGGTCTTTGGACATTGGGGATGGCGGCAACGGTGGTAGAAAATCGTCAAATTTTGGGGGAGGTTTAGAGTTGCTTATGAATGATAGATTTAAATCGGGGGGGGATAAGAACGCGTCAACCAATATACACTTGGACGACATTACAAGTTTGGAAGATGATTTGCGCGATATGGATTCTTCGTCGTCTTCAAGAAACGTCAAGGAAATGCGCTCGGGCTTGTTTGGATCGGGGCCTTCGTCTTCGTCATCTTCGTCATTTCACGTGAACAAACACGATTCGCTCTCGAACAGCATTGGCGGGGGCGGGCTAAATGACGATACGAATGGTATTAGTAACGGCGGCGGAATCGGCGGAATCGGCGCATCAACGGCGCTCTTTGATGATGACAAGCCCACGTGGGACGGGTTTGGAAAGTTCAGCAACGTCCCGTTTCACCCCGATGTAGCGATTGATTCTCAGCCGCAACTCACAAAGGATGAGCTGCTTCGAGAGAAATTCAAATACCTAAAAAAATTCGAGGATTTAGAGAAAAAGGGGATTCGACTCACGAAAAAGTATGACATGGAGTCGTCGCTATCTGAGATGAAGGGTGAATATGAAACGCACGTGGAAGAACGAGAGCGCAGAAACAGTGTCAAATTCCAGGGCAAAATGTTGATGGCGTGTATTACGGGACTCGAGTTTTTGAACAATAAATTTGATCCGTTTGATTTGAAACTGGACGGTTGGTCGGAACAAGTGAACGAGAATATCGACGATTATGACGAGATTTTTGGAGAGCTGCACGAAAAATATAAATCCAAGGCGAAAATGGCGCCAGAACTCAAGCTGTTATTTCAGCTGGGTGGAAGCGCCATCATGTTGCACATGACAAACACCATGTTTAAATCCGCCATGCCGGGAATGGATGACATCATGCGTCAAAATCCGGAACTAATGCAGCAGTTCACTCAAGCGGCGGTATCGTCCATGTCGAATGCGACGCGCGGACCCGGTGGTGGTGGAGGTGGCGGCGGTGGTGGCGGCGGTGGTGGCGGCGGCGGCGGAAGCGGATTCGGGAATTTCATGAATGACATTGCCGGCATGTCATCATCACGAAATTCTGGCGCAACGCCGTTTTCGCACCAACCTCAGTATAATCCGGCGCAACAAATGAACATGCCCA